TTCATCACCACCACCTTTCATTCCCGCTAATAAATCATCATCAATATCTTCATATTCATCTTCAGAATCATCTTCTGAATCATCTTCTGAATCATCTAAAACTTCATCTGTGTGTTCAGGTTCATCCATTTCTGGTTCAGGTTCATCCATTTCTGGTTCAGGTTCTTCCATTTCAGGTTCAGGTTCATCCATTTCAGGTTCAGGTTCACCATTTTCTTCATCAGGTTTTATCACAGAAATTTCAGGTTGAGTTATCACTATATTTTTTTTACTTGTTTTCTTAAACAATTTTTCAATCGATTCAGGTAAATCTTTTCTTTTATCAACTCGTTTTAATTTATATATATTCATTATCCGATTTACTATATCTATACATTCATGAAAACTACTGTAATTATATAAACCATAAAATGATACTTTTATTCTATCTAATACCTTTTCAACTATGATACTTATATTTTTTACTTCTTCTCTGTATCTTATAGGATTATTCATATTAACCGTTAACCATTCATCTAAATATTCTTTACCTTTACTTTTAGTTAATCCATATCTATCAATTAATATTTCTATGATATTTTTTTCAAGTATCTTTTTACGTTTACATAATGTAATTGTATCTGTAATATATTTCATATTCTCAAAATCATCACATTTACTATATAAAAGATGTAATTTATCATCTTCATCATTTAATACTATAAATTGACTATAAAAAGATCCAAACAACTTTTTCAATGATAATAAATGATAATCTGATATTTCATAAATACTACTAATATCTATTCTAGTAGGTCTATTTATAATTTCGGGTATTTTTCTTATTAAATTACTATTAATACCCTTGATTATACCATTTACTTTTCTTAAATAACCCTGAATAATACTATCTGTGAAACTTTCTAGGCGATTAAAGCGTTCACTATAAACCCTTATTCTTCCATCGATATATAATACTACCTGAATATTATCATCGGTTTTCTTATCATAAATAATAAATGTTAATGAGTTCTTTTTATCTATTCCCCGAGGTCGCGTAAATCCATCACTCAAATAGATATTTTTATTCCATTTTTCAAATAATTCACTCGTTATTGTTTTATCTATACATAAACTATATGTATTATTAATACCCCCTTTATATAATTTTATATATGAATCCATATAATTATCTGTTTGTATTTTTAACATAGGGATATCAATTGATAAAGGAAACTCTTGAAATATTTTAAATAAATCAATTATGATATTCTTTTCCTTATTTTCATAAACTAAATGAATAGGTCTAATATCTATTGGTAAATTATTATAATCTTCTAATAAACTATTCTGAGATTCTATTAATTCTATCTTTTCATCTATCTTTTCATCAAAACTTTTTTCATTCATCAAGGGGAAATATTTTTTTAAATATCCATATTTTATCATTTCTTCATCTTCTTTAAAAATATTATTCACATATTCACTCACATCTTTTAATGTTGTAAAATAAATATTATATTGCTCATCAACAAGTTGAGTATTTAATATCTTATAACGATCAAGATAATTTAAACTATTACGTTTAGGTGTTCCATCACTATTTACAAATCTGTCATCAATATCTTGTTTTAAATAAGGATTCATGTTATTTAAATCCTCTAAATCATCATAAGTTATACCTAGTGGTTTAGTGTATAATAATGATTTTTTTTCTCTCTTGTGATCAATCCAAACATAAATTTCATTACTCGGTAAATTCATCATCTTACCTATTTTTCTATAAACTATTTCAATCGTATCAGATAAATATAAACGTTCTTTAATTATTTTAATATCTTTTTTAGGGAAATTTATTTCAGGTTTTTGAAGATCCTTTACATTGTATAAATAAGCCTCTTTATGCATTTGTTTATCTTTTTCCCCAAGAGTCCCTTTTAAAGGTTCTTTTATATGAAATACATTTATCTGTATATTATGTTTATCATATGTATGATATGGGTCACTCATATAATTATTAGTATATATTAGATTTTAAAAATTTAAATTAAATTAACCTTTCATAGGTGTAGAATTGATATCCATTCCACAATATTCTACAGGTGATTGACTATAATCTACAGGCATATAAATACCCTGCGAAGAAGCATTTTCTAATAAATACTTCATATTATCCCAAAATAAGGGTGTATGTCCTGTTTCAGGAGTCATTATATGCGCTAATTCATGAATCGCTACAAATATGATTGTATTATCATCTATAAATTTTTCTGAACCCTTATCACGAATACATAATGATAATTCCTCACCTTTATTCACTGAATAAGCAACATAAATAGAACCTGGTATATTTTCTGTAATATATTCAGGGTTGAATGATTCTTTTAAATTCTTTATATATTCTCCCTTACTATCATCGTTTTCATTTAAACCGTTCACTAAATTTTTTAATGAATCGCTAATTGATCCTAATTTATTAGCAGCTTCAATTTTATCAGGTAAATTTCTTACTAAATATTCATTTCCATTACTTGCTCGAATCTTTTCTAAATATAATTTTTGTCTAAGAAAATTCATATAAAAAAATACAGCAAGTATACATATCATTAATAGTGTTAATTCTTTCATCTATACTATCTTTATATTTTAAAATTTGATAATTTTAAATTTGATAGTATCTAAAAATATCTTACAGTAAATAAATAAACATGAGTGATACTTTAGAATTTCAAATCATTGATATCGTTAGTGATGATATACCCGATGGGTATAATCAAAAACAGTTCTTAATTACAATTTATGGTATAGATAAGAACAATGATAGAGTTGTTGTTCATGTAAAAAAATATAACCCATATTTCTATATTAAAATACCCGATGATTGGGATGGATTAGTATTAGATAAATTCTTGAAAGATGTCTGTGGATTAAAACCTACTGATGATGGTAAAGATGATAAAATTTATTCTGATATTGTAAAATGTGAAATAGAAACTTGTAATGAATTTTATGGATTACAATGGAATATTCAAGAAAATAAACCTAAACAGTTTAATTTTGCGAAACTATCATTTAAAACCCACGATAGTATGAAAAAATATATTAATCTACTTATCAAACATTATAATATTAAAGATACTAAATCTTTACCATCAACTACATCCTTAGATAGATTAAATGAATGGAGAAATACACCTACATCCGCAGATTGTAATTCCAATCTTTATGAGAGCAGTATTCATCCTATTATTAGATTTATTCATGATAGTAAAATAGAACCTACGGGATGGATTAGTATTAAAATTATAGAAGAATCTACATATTTATTTCCTACTTGTAAATATGATTATCATACCGATTTTTCAGATGTAAAACCATTAAAGAAAGATGATCTTAGTAATTATCGTATCGCTAGTTTTGATATTGAATGTGATAGTTTACACGGTGATTTTCCACAAGCAAAAAAGAACTTTAAAAAGTTAAGTGCTGATATCTTTGATAGTTTACAAAGTATCCTTAAAAACTGTGGAGATTCTAGAAGAAAAGAATTCTCTAATGATATCGGTGGTAAAATTTTAAAATTATTAAAAAACGGTTTTACAGGCGAAAATATATCAAATAGTATCTGGAAATATAGTAATATTAATAAATTAAAAACTGTTAATGATGAATTACCCGCAGATGAACTTTTGGATGATATAATAAAAGAAATAAATAAAACAGATATTTGTGAAAAGATAAAAAATCTTAATATTAAAAATAAAGATAGAGAGATTACTATTAACTTACTACAGGATATTATACAAAATGAATGTGATAAAATCGAACTCAGAGTTGAAGGGGATCCTATTATTCAAATTGGAACTGTATTTTATGATTATAGTAGTAAAAATATACATAGACATATTCTTGTCATAGGTAATGAAAATGGTCTTAAAAAAGGTGAAATATGTGATCCTATTGAGGGCATTGAAGTTGTAGAATGTGAAGATGAAAAAGAATTATTACTCAAATGGAAAGATATTATTATAGAAAAAGACCCGGATTTTATTACTGGATATAATATTTTCGGTTTTGATTTTAAATATATTTGTGATAGAGCTGAAATATTATTCCCTTGTATATCAACTTGTAATAATCCTTGGTGGCACGGTAAAGATTGCCCTATGAAAGAATTTCTCAATTTTGGTAAAATGGATTCAACAAAATACAAAGCAAAAGATCATAAATCTAAAAAATGTCAAGGTAAAAAACAACAATTAAGTAGTGGTGCCTTAGGTGATAATACACTTAATTATATTACTATGGATGGTCGTATTCTTTTTGATATCCAAAAAGAAGTTGATAAAGGTCATAATTTAGAATCTTATAAACTTGATAATGTTGCCGCTCATTTTATGCGTGGTAAACTTAAAAGTGTACAAAATAATATTATCATTGTTTCTGATACAGGTAATTTAAAAGATCGTGATTTTATTTCATTTAGAACTCATAGTAATATTGGTGAAGAATTATTCAATGATGGTAAAAAATATGAAATTCAATCTGTTGTAGATAAATGTATAACTCTTGTAGAAAATTTAGATATTACACTTGAAGATTATCATAAAGTTGAATGGTGTTTAAACAAAGACGATATTTCACCACAAGATATCTTTAATAAACATAAAAAAGGCGGGTCATCCGGTAGAGCCGAAGTTGCGAAATATTGTGTTCAGGATTGTGAATTATGTATTAATTTACTATTATTACTAGATATTATTCCTAATAATCTAGGTATGGCAAATGTATCTTCTGTTCCAGCATCATTTATCTTCTTAAGAGGTCAAGGAGTAAAAGTTACATCAGTTGTTGCTAAAAAATGCTCTGAAAGAAATACTAGAATGCCTGATTTGAAAAAAATACCAAATCTTAAAGATTATATCAAAATGTATAATAATGGTAAATCTAAAGAAGATATATTTAAACAGATTATTGAGGATTCAGACTGGAGAAAACCATTTGATTATGAATTAGAAGAATGGTATATTCGTATATGTAATCAAGCCGAAAAAGGTATTGATGGTTTTGAAGGGGCTATTGTATTAGATCCTAAACCTGGTATTTATTTAGAAGATCCTATCGCTGTCCTTGATTATGCTTCACTTTATCCTTCATCTATTATTGAAAAGAATATTTCTCATGAAACTCTTATTGAAGATACTTCACTTTTGCCTCTTATCGGTGAAGATAACTATGAAAAGATAGAATATCAAAATTGGTGTTATATTAATACCGGTAAAGGAGATACTATTGAGAAGAAGTTAGGAGATGGAATGACTACTTGTTATTTCTTAAAAAAAGAATTTATGAAAGAGAATAATCTAATTGAAAATTTAAAAGAAGATGAAGAACCTATGGGTATTGTCCCATCTGTATTAAGACAACTCCTTGATGCGAGAAATGCTACAAAAAAAAGAATGAAAACCGAACCCGATGAATTTAAAAAGAAAGTCCTTGATGGTTTACAATTAGCTTATAAAGTTACAGCAAATAGTGTTTATGGTCAATTAGGGGCAAAAACAAGCACAATATTTAAAATGATGTTAGCTGCTTGCACTACTTCAGTTGGTAGATCTCGTATTGATGATGCTTCTTTCGGTGTAAAAGAATGGTCAAGAAGAAAATATGGTAAAGATTATCCAGAACCTGATGTAGTTTATGGAGATACAGATTCGGTCTTTGTAAAATTTAGTCGTTTAAAAGATGGTAAATTATTAACAGGTAAAGAAGCATTAGCTCATTGTATACAATGTGGCCAAGAAGCAGGTGATTATATTACTCACGGTAAATTAATATCAGAAAACGATGACGGAACCTTAAGTGAAGAAACAGATAAACCTATCTTATGTAAACCTCAAGATTTAGAATATGAGAAAACATTCTGGCCTTTCATCCTTATCTCTAAGAAAAGATATACAGGAGATAAATATGAATTTAATACAGAAGATTGTAAACGCACAGCTATGGGTATTGTATTAAAAAGACGCGATAATGCTCCGATAGTTAAACATGTCTTTGGTAATGTTATTGAGAAAATTATGATTGATAAAGATTTCGAAGCTACTTTAGACTGGTTAAAAGAATCTTTATCTCAAATTAGAAATGGAGAATTTTCTATGCGATATTTTGTAATTACAAAATCATTAAGAGGTTATTATAAAAATCCACAAAGTATTGCTCATAAAGTATTAGCAGATAGAATGGCAGAAAGAGATCCTGGTAATAAACCTAAATCAAATGATAGAATTCCTTATGCTTATATTGATAAAGGTAAAACAAAAGAAATTATCGGTTATAAAAAGATTAAGGAAAGAAGGGTTGTTGGTGAATTTAAAAATGGTAAACCTAAATATAAAAACTTTATGGTTGATGATTTAACACAACCTAAATATAAAAAGATAACTATTTTACAAGGTGATAGAATTGAACATATAGATTATATTAAAGATAAACAATTAGTCTTAGATTATGAATTTTATATCACAAATCAGATAATGAATCCTGTGAAACAAGTATTAGATTTAGAAATGGATTGTAAAGAAACTGAGAAACTGTTTTTAAAATAAATTATCTAAAATAATATATAAAAATGATTGGAGGAGGATTAAAGTTACAAAAAGTTTTAAAAGAACCGAAACTTGAAAATATCATAAATTTAAGTATTATGGTGATACTTATCTTACTATTAAGGTCTTATATTGTTCAAGTAACATATAATATGATGTGGCCTAAAATAGTAGAAAATACTGGTGGAGATACGAGTAAATTTAGACCAATTACTTTCTATGAGGCTATTATGATAGTTTTATTATTTTCATTTTTATTTAGGGCTTAAAATAACATCATGAAATATAAATATTTTTCAATAATTTTTAAAAATTTTATTGTGTTTTAATTCATTAAAATTTTTTTCTAAACTAGGGTATAAAATAATATGGGAGGTGGATTAATGCAGCTTGTTGCTTATGGCGCTCAGGATATTTACTTAACCGGTAACCCGCAGATTACTTTCTTTAAGGTTGTCTACCGCAGACACACTAACTTCTCTATGGAGGCTATTGAGCAGACGATTAGTGGGACCCCCGGTGATGGTGGCAATTCAACTGTCACTATTTCTCGTAATGGTGATTTAGTATACAAGGTATATGTTACAAACACCGCAGCAGCAACTAATGGTTCCAAAATTGTTTCGGAAGTTGAACTTGAAATTGGTGGTCAGAAGATTGATAAGCATTATGAAGAATGGAATCAGATTTGGAATGAATTAAGCACACCTGAATCCAAGGCTATCGGTCTTAAATCTATGATAGGAGATATAGGGACTGCTGGAAGTCCCGATAGTACCGGTCCATTAATGACTCAGTATCCTTTGAACTTCTGGTTCTGTCGTAATCCAGGACTTGCTTTGCCTTTGATTGCTCTTCAGTACCACGAAGTTAAACTTAAGTTTACTTGGGGGACGGGTGCGGCACAAGGTGTTGATTCCAATATCAAAGTATTGTGCGACTACATCTACCTTGATACCGATGAACGCCGTCGTTTCGCTCAGGTTTCACATGAATACTTGATTGAACAGATACAGAAGGAAACCTTCAATTCTACTGATTCAAAAAAATTGAACTTCAATCACCCAGTCAAGGAATTAATTTGGACTTCCCAAGCTTCATCTGGATATAGAAAAGCTCAGCTTAAGTTAAATGGTCATGATCGTTTCTCTGCTCAAGAATCTGAATACTTCCAGCTCAGCTGTCCCTAAGCAGAATTTACCCACTTCTGCTCAACTCACTACTTTAGATAGACAGACACAATTTGAAACAATAGGCGAAGCTTCGGATGTCGACTCACTAAGCGCTGCCTTTACAGAGGTAGCAACGGGCGACGCCACCTCTGCTACCAACTTTGATTTCACCGGTTCAAATTTAATATTGGAAATTGCATCTTTGACAGGCCCTGTAACAAGAGGGGATGGAGCAACAGCAGTTGTTGCGGGTGACCAACTTGCAATAGTTGCCACAACAGCTAGCAGCAGCACTACAAATTTTACCGCTGGGTTAACATTTTTTGCAACAGTAACGGCAACACCAACTGTCGCTGCAAATGTAGCAACAATTCCTATAACTTCTCCTACCACTGCTGATGAGTCCCCATTGGTTTTAGGCGCTACGGCTGACGTGGATGGCGTAATAAGAGTTTTTGCAGTAACCAACGGCAATTCTGCTCAGGCACGCACATCGCAGTTGACCAAGAAGATCAATGTCTACTCCTTTGGTCTCAAACCCGAAGAGCACCAGCCATCGGGAACCTGTAACTTCTCTCGCATTGACAACGCCCAGTTAAATTTCTCGGGAGGGGGCACTGCTCCGACCGATAATGAAAACATCTATGCTGTCAACTACAATGTCCTCCGTATCATGTCTGGTATGGGTGGTCTTGCTTACAGTAACTAAAGTATAAACTAAGTATTCTAACTAAAGTATAAATTAAATTTCTAACTAAAGTATTCATACTAAATAAATATATTTTATCTCTATTTTCTAAGATAACTTTTTTTAAAATAATATAAAAAATCAATATTATTTAAGATTCATTAAAAATTAAATTTAGCGGAAAAATTAATTAGTTTAATTTCCCCAAAATTTTTTTCTATAGTAAGGTATAAAATAATATGGGAGGTGGATTAATGCAGCTTGTTGCTTATGGCGCTCAGGATATTTACCTTACGGGTAACCCGCAGATTACCTTTTTCAAGGTTGTCTACCGCAGACACACTAACTTCTCGATGGAAGCTATTGAGCAGACGTGGAACGGGACATTAGGTTCAGCCTCTCGCCAGACTTGCACCGTTTCACGCAATGGTGATTTAGTTCACAGAATGTATTTAGAAGTTACTACACCAAGTTTACAGACGGATGGTACAGATGACAACTATGGTCACGGGATAATCGATAATGTTGAACTTGAAATTGGTGGTCAGAAGATTGATAAACACACCGGAGCATGGATGGAAACATGGTCAGAATTAACGGAACCCAACCCAACAGGTGCCAAGACCGTGTCGGGAGCAACAGATGGAACTAGATTTCAGCGGATGGCTTTGGGGGGAGGTGCCGACATCGGTGGAGGTGGAGGGCAACTTATCTGGGTCCCATTACAGTTTTGGTTCTGTCGTAATCCCGGTCTCGCTTTACCCTTAATTGCCCTTCAATACCACGAAGTTAAAGTTATATTGACATATAATACATTCTCAGCTTCGACTCATACAGCACCAACTAAGGTAGATTTATTCTGCGATTATATATACCTCGATACTGATGAACGCAGACGATTTGCTCAAGTTTCGCATGAATATCTCATTGAGCAAGTTCAAGAAGAATCCAAAGCGAGTGGTGGAAATATGGACATTAATTTTAACCACCCCGTTAAAGAATTAATCTGGACCGGAACGCCGGTTGTTGCAACTGGTGCTTCTACGCCAGTTGCTATTGGAACAAATGATTTTTACCTGAAACTTAATGGTCATGACCGTTTTGCTAAACGTGATTACAGATATTTTACAAGAACTCAGATATGGCAACACCATACAGGGTATGGTGGTACTACAGTATCTGATTCCATAGGTGTTTATTCATTTGCTCTTAAACCAGAAGAACACCAACCATCTGGAACCTGTAATTTCTCAAGGATTGATAATGCACAATTAATAGAAGATGGGGGGTCAACATCTCTTGTAGTATATGCCGTCAACTACAATGTCCTCCGTATCATGTCTGGTATGGGTGGTCTTGCCTACTCGAACTAAAGTTCTTAGGCTTACAGTAACTAAATAATTAATATAAAGTCCTTTAAACTTTAATAAATTTCTAAAAATTATTATCTCATTTTAAGATAAATTATAAACTTTATTCTTTTTTTTATTAAATAAATTAATTAGTTTATTTAATCTAAAATTTTTTTCTATATTAAGGTATAAAAATAATATGGGAGGCGGATTAATGCAACTTGTAGCTTATGGTGCTCAAGATATCTATCTCACGGGTAACCCTCAGATTACTTTCTTTAAGGTTGTCTACAGACGACACACCAACTTCTCTATGGAATCTATTAAGCAGACCTTCAATGGTAGTACTGGTTTCGGTAATAATGTTTCGGCAACTATTTCAAGGAATGGTGATTTAGTTCATAGAATGTATTTGGAACACAGCATTACTTCTACTGATACGGGCACTGATACAGACTTTTGTAATAATTACGGACATGCGATTATTAAAGATGTTGAATTAGAAATTGGAGGTCAAAAGATTGATAAACACTATGGAAGATGGATGCAAATATGGTCTGATTTAACCGAATTTAACCCCACTGGTGCAGCAGTAAAGCATGATACCGGCTCAGGTGGTGTTGATGATTTACCAGGTCAAAAAGCAGGTAGTACACTATTTCAAAAGATGACTGGTACTGGTTTTGGCGCGGATGGAATTGATATGGCTACATCTGGTTTGACAATGTTTATCCCACTTCAATTTTGGTTTTGTCGCAATCCCGGTCTTGCTCTCCCATTAATCGCTCTTCAATACCACGAAGTCAAAATTAAGATGACTTTTGAAACCCAGGCATCTGTAATTAGAGATGTAGGGGCAGGGGCTGACGTCGCTGGTTTAGAACCCACATTTGATTTATGGGTGGATTATATATATTTAGACACGGATGAAAGAAGAAGATTTGCTCAAGTTTCACACGAATATCTCATTGAACAACTACAATACCAAAATGAAAGTTATATTACAGCCACGGATAACACAAAAAATTTATCATTAAATTTCAATCACCCTGTAAAAGAATTAGTTTGGCAATTAAGTACTACTACACACGAAACTACTTTAGCTGACACCGTTGAAGGAGATGCATCTACCTTAGCTGCTGGTATGGATATGACAGCAGGAAAATTTCAATTAAATTTAAATGGACATGATCGTTTTAAAGAAAGAGACTTTAGATATTTTACGCGCACACAGATATGGCAACATCATACAGGGTATGGTGGCGTATTATCAAAAGACAGCATTGGAGTATATTCATTTGCTCTAAAACCAGAAGAGCACCAACCCTCTGGAACTTGTAATTTCTCAAGGATAGATAATGCAGAACTGAAGGTTACAACT